TGGCGAGATGAGGATCACGTCGGACGACATCGCCGAGTTCAAGAGGAACTTCGACGCGAAGGTTCGGCTGAAGCTCCCCATCACCGCCGGTCACGACAACGGCATGAGCGGCGGCGAGCTGCCGGCGATCGGCTGGTTCAAGGAAGTGACGGACCGCGGCGTCAAGGGGCTGTACGCGTTCGTGGAGTGGACGGAGGAAGGCAAGAAGCTCCTGAACGATGGAGCGTTCAAGTACTTCTCTCCCGAGTTCTACGAGCAGTATTCGGACCCGGAGACCGGCGAGAAGCGCAGCCACGTCCTCGTGGGCGGCGCCCTCACCAACAGGCCGTACTTCAGGGAGCTCGACCCGGTAGTCGCGTTCAGCGAGCCGGGCATTATGAACCAATTTAAAGAACCTATGGATTTGAAGACTATACTCGCCAAGAAGGCGGAGGACCTGTCGGCAGACGAGAAGGCGTTCGTGCGCGAGCACAAGGCCGAGTTGGATGCGGATCAGCAATCGGCTTTCGCAAGCGTGCTAGAGGATAACAACCCGGAGCCGGAGCCCACGCCTGAGCCCACTCCCGAGCCCGAACCGAACCCGGAGCCGCCGGTCGTAGCCGCTGAGCCGAAGGGCAAGATGATCACCATGTCCGAGGCCGAGGCAACGGTTCTGCGCGAGCAGGCCGACAAGGGGGCCAAGGCGTTCGCCGAGATCGAGAAGATGAAGCTCGGCGCCGAGGTGGATAAGCTCGTCTTCTCCGCATCGAACGCAGTCAAGGGCCGCATTCTTCCCAAGCATAAGGATGCCGTTGTTGAGCTGCTGTTCTCGCTGCCGAACAAGCAGCGCGACCAGTTGCGCAGCGTCCTCAACAACCTGCCGAAGCCGGACGCTTCCATCTTCAGCGAGATCGGCGACGGCGGCGCAGGCGACGCGGGCGACTCCAAGAGCCTCTACAAGAAGATCAGCGAGATGGCCAATGCCAAGGTCACCGCATCCGAGGGCAAGACCAAGTTCTCCGACGCCCTCCTGCAGGTCTACTCGGAGAATCCGGGCCTCAAGAAGCAGTACGAGGAGGCCCTCGCAGCCGACGCCAAGTAATTACCCCCTAAATCTTCCACCACGCATTTATGGCAACTGAAAACATCGGGTTCATGGCCTCCCGCGAAGCCGGCGAGGCGATGACCGACAAGCAGCACTACATCGTGCAGCTCGACGCTACCGGCAAGATCGAGGTCGCGGAGGGCGCGACCGACCTCATCGTAGGCGTGCTGCAGAACTATCCTGGCGCCGGCGAGCAGGCCGTCTACGCCTACGGCGGCAGCGCCAAGGTAAAGGCCGGCGGCACGATCGCCATCGGCGCATGGGTTACTTCTGACGCCAACGGAAAGGCCGTGGCTACCACGACCGACGGCGACATCGTAATCGGCCGCTACATCGGCACCGCGGCCGCGGCATCCGGCGACCTCATCGAGGTGCAGCTCGGCATCCAGCACCTCTACATCGCGTAGCATCTACCCGCTTATCCCTATCCACTAAATTATGAATCGTTACCAAGGCGCCGACCCGATACTCACTGACGTATCGATCGGCTACAAGAACGCAGACTACATCGCGAGCCTCCTGCTCCCGTCCCTTCCGGTGAAATTCCAGAGCGGCAAGCACTTCATATACGACAAGGGCCAGTTCCGCTCGGAGGACTCAAGGCGCGGCATCGGAGCCCGCTCCAAGGAGGTGACGCACTCGCTCACCACGGGGCTGACGTACTTCGCCGAGGACCACGCGCTCAAGGAGTTCGTGGCCGACGAGGATGTCGACAACGCGCCGGAAGGCGTCGACCCGTTCGTTGACGCGACCGAGAACGTCACCTCCAAGCTCGACGTGTCCCGCGAGATCGAGGTGGCGAACATGCTCACCGACACCGGCATCATCACCCAGAACGAGACGCTCTCCGGCACCAGCCAGTGGTCCGACCCCAACTCCGATCCGGTCGCTGACGTGCGCGCCGCGAAGGGCACCATCCGCGACAGCATCATGGTCGACCCGAACACGCTCGTCCTGTCCAAGAAGGTCTTCGACGTCCTCGTCGACCATCCGGCGATCGTCGAGCGCGTGAAGTACTCGCAGCTCGGCGTGCTCAATACCGACCTCCTCGCCCGCTTCTTCGACGTCGACCGCGTCATCATCGGCGCCGCCAAGAAGAACACCTCGGTCGAGGGCCAGGCCGACAGCATGTCGGACATCTGGGGCCGCGACGCCCTCCTCGCCTACGTCAACCCGCGCCTCGGCAAGAAGACCGTGTCGCTCGGCGTGACCTACCGCTGGAAGACCCGCGTCGTGGAGCGCCTCAACGGCACCGACGAGCGCGACCGCCGCGGCCAGTTCGTCCGCGTGGGCGACGAGTACTACGACTCGCAGCTCATCGCCGCCGGCGCAGCGTACCTCTTCAAGGACGCCGTAGCCGCCTAATAGACCGCGCAACGGCCCGGCCCTGAGCCGGGCCTGCCGCGCTTAACCAATACGCCCATGCAAAAATCCGATGTTCCGATAATGGCGCCTGACTTCCAGGTCGCCAACAGGCCGGCCATCACGGCGGTCAAGCGCACCGGCACGACCGTTCCCAAGGTAGCGGTAGCCACCTTCGATCCCTCGAGCGACTCATCCATGAGGACCGTCGCCGCCCACGGGCTCGGCGTCTACGTCCCGAGCAAGGCGATCATCACCCGCGCGTGGGTCGACGTGGTCACCACCTTCGCCGACGGCGCGTCCGACAGCGCGACCATCGCCCTCTCGGTGCAGGGCGCGGGCGACCTCGTGGCCGCCATCGCGATCTCCAACGCAAGCAACGTGTGGGACGCGGGGCTGCGCGGCACCAAGGTCGGCGCCTTCGCGCTGGACGGCAACGCGCTCACCCAGGTCGCCATGGCGGCCGCCGGCGCCGCTACGTTCGTAAAGACCACGGCCGTGCGCGAGATCACCGCCACCGTGGCGACCGCGGCCCTGACGGCCGGCAAGCTGAACGTCTTCGTCGAGTACCTTATCAGCGACTAAGCACCACACCCATGAAGTACCACGCTCTCAGCACCATCAAGCACGACGGCAGGAAGTACCGCAGGGGCGACGCCATCGAGCTCTCCGGCAAGCACGCGGAGGACCTTCTCGAGGCCGGCGTCATCCAGAAGGAGAAGGTAGGCGACGCGCCGGAGGCCGCAGCTGCGCCTTCTGAGGAGCCCCAGGCCGAGCCGAAAGTCGGCGGCGCGCGCTCCGAGTCGGGAGAGCCTTCCTTGGACGCCCAGGACGCGCCGCAGCGCGCCGAGGCCGAGGACGTCACCCCTGCGGTATCCGAGCGCATGACGCGCGAGGAGCTCGAGAAGGCCGCAGCCAAGGAAGGCATCAAGAAGGACGCGGTTGAGGCCGCGTCCACCAAGGCCGACCTCGTGACGCTCATCGAGGACCATCGCGCGGGCACCGGCGCCGAGGCCGAGGACGCATCCGCCAGCCTCTAAAACCTGCCTTATACTTGGGGGACATGGCCCTCGACCCCGTCACCAATTTCGCGAAGGTCACGGTCTCTACCGGCTACAGCGCCGCCGATACGTCGGTGGCGCTTTCGTCTGCTGAAGGCTCGAGGCTCCCCGATCCAGCAACGGCCGGGCCCTTCAATCTGGTCTGGTGGAACGCCTCCGACTACGGCGACCCGTCCGACGACCCGAACGTCGAGATAGTCCGCTGCACGGCGCGGTCCGGCGACGACCTGACCGTCGCGCGCGCGCAGGAGGGCACCGCGGCCGCTTCAAAGAACACAGCCGGCAAGACCTACAAGATGATCCTGGCGGTTACCGGCAAAACCGTTGCCGACATCCAGAGCGAGCTGGACGGAAAATTCGAGACCGCGACCGGCAGCCTCGACGATATCGCGGCGGGTTCGACCAACAAGCATTTCACTTCCGCGGAGAAGACGAAGCTGGCCGGGATCGCCGACGGCGCGACGGCCAATAGCTCCGACGCGACGCTGCTCGCCCGCGCGAACCACACCGGCACCCAGACCGCCTCGACCGTCTCTGATTTCGACGCCGAGGTTTCGAACAATGCCGACGTGGCCGCCAACACCGCTGCGAGGCACAGCCACGGCAATTCGGCGGTGCTGGCGGCGACGACGGCGTCCTTCCTCATCGCGGACGAGTCCAAGCTCGATGCGGTTGAGGCCGGCGCGGACGTCACGGACGCCGGCAACGTAGGATCATCGATCCATGGCGCCTCGGGGAAACCCTCGCCCGCCGATGCGGACGCGCTCCCACTCATCGACAGCGAGGCTTCGAACGCCCTCAAGAAGCTCACGTGGGGAAACGCCAAAGCCGCGCTCAAATCCTACTTCGACGCGATCTACGCCACCGCCGCGGGGCTCGCGGCCGTAGCCACCAGCGGCTCCTACAACGACCTCAGCGACACGCCGAGCATCCCCCCGCCGTACGACGACGAGCTCGCGCAGGATGCAGTAGGCTCGATACTCGCCGACAGCAGCGAGATCGGCTTCACGTACTCGGACGCCACGCCCTCGATCACCGCCTCCTTGAAAGCAGGCTCCATCGACGAAGCTAAGCTCGACGCGTCCGTCAACGCCTCGCTCGATCTAGCGGACAGCGCGACCCAGCCCGGCGACCTTGCCGCGGTAGCCACGTCGGGCGACTACGGCGACCTCTCAAACACTCCCGGCATAGACAACCTCCTGCCCGCGCAGACGGGCAACAGCGGCAAATTCCTGACCACCGACGGCTCAGCCGCGTCGTGGGGCACGCCCACGGGCGCGGGCGACATGGAGGCGTCCACCTACGATCCCAACGGCATAGCGGCCGACGCATTCGACCAGGACAACATGGCCGACGGCACGACCAACAAGAATTACACGGTTACGGAGAAGACAAAGCTCGCGGGCATCGAAGCGCTAGCGGACGTAACGGATGCGGCGAACGTAGCCGCCGCGGGAGCTTTCATCAAATCCTCAGACGATTCCGACGACGTGACGGAAGGGGCGACGCACCTGTTTCTCACCTCGGCCGAGCGCACGAAGCTTTCAAGCACTTCCGGCACCAACACGGGCGATCAGACCTCCGTTACAGGCAACGCGGGGACGGCTACGGCGCTCCAGACGGCGCGGAATATAGACGGCCAGTCCTTCGACGGCACGGCGAACGTCACCGTCATCGCGCCCGGCACGCACGCGGCTACCGGGAAGACCACGCCGATAGATGCGGACGAGCTGCCCTTGGTGGACAGCGCGGCCTCCAACGTTCTCAAGAAGGTAACCTGGGCCAACGTCAAAGCGACGCTGAAAGCGTATTTCGACGCGCTCTATGAAGCTGCGGGCGCAGTCGCCGTCCACGCGGCGCTCACGGCCGCGCACGGGGCTACCGGGGCTGTCGTCGGCACGACGAACACCCAAACGCTTACCGGCAAGACCCTTACCGCCCCCGTGCTCACCGCTCCCCTGATCGACGGGATCAAGGACTCGGGCGGCGTGAAGATAATAGGGCTCACGCCGAACGCGTCCGCGGTCAACTACCTCACCCTCCGCGCCGGCTCTGCGGGACAGGCAACGGTGCTCGGCGCGGAGTCCCTCGCGGATACCGACGTCTACCTCAACCTCACCTCCCAGGGCGCTGGGACGGTCCGCGCCAACGGCGTTGATGTCGCGACGGTTAGCGGCACCCAGGCGCTCACCAACAAGTCCGTGAACGGCGTCACGCTCGCTACCGGCGGCACAGCCACCCTCTACCTCTCTCAGGACGGGACGTACACGACCCCTGCGGGCGGCGGGGGAAGCGGCGACATGGTCCTCGCATCCGCCCAGACCGTCACGGGGGCCAAGACCTTCAACGCGGGCAAGCTCCTCGACAAGGGCGAGATCGTCTTCGATGTGAAGGCGTACGGCGCGGTCGGCAACGGCTCGACCGACGACACGGCGGCCATCCAGTCGGCCATAGACGCGGCCAATACCGCGGGCGGCGGCGTCGTGTGGTTCCCCAAGGGCACCTACAAGCTCGTCACGAACCCCCTCAAGCTCTATTCGGGCGCGACCCCCACCATCATCCCGTATTCCAACATCACCCTCCGGGGCGTGGGAGCGGACGGGATAAACGGGACGCAGATCGTCCAGACCACTACCGGCGTGGACGTCATCAAGGGGCTCAACGACGCGGCGAACGGCGCCCAGGCGCTCAACAACCGCATCCTCGACCTCGCGGTGGCGTGGGGCACGGCCACCCTCACCAACTCGGGCAACGGCATCTACCTGGCGCAGCAGGCCGCCGACGGCCCCAGCTTCCAGCAGTGGGAGATTAGGAACGTCAGCGCCATCAACTTCCAGGGCTCCGGCAAGTGGGGCTTCAACTTCGAGTCGATGATCACCTCGACGGTGCAGAACTGCCAGGCCAACTCGTGCGCCAACGGGTTCCTATGGAACGGCGCGGTAAGCGGCGACTTCAGCTCGGTATCCACGTCCGTGGTCGTATCGAACTGCTACGCGAACATGAGCACCAACGGGGTGGTCGGCTTCAAGACGCTCGACAACACGTACATGACGTTCAACGGCTGCGCGGTGGATTACGGAGTGAACTCCGCAGGCCCCGCCTATCTCATCGACACGTCCAACTGCGTCTCCCTGATCGGGTGCGGCATCGAGCTTAACGGCACGGTGACGCTCACCAACGGCATCAAGCTCAACGCGGCGACGCAGGTGGGCATCTACAACAACTACGGCTTCCAGGGAAAGACTGGCACCTACGTCTACGCGACGGGCACCTCGACGGGCATCACGATCGTCGGCTACCAGGTGAACTCGAACGTGTCCGGCACCACGGGCCTCGCGATAGACGCAGGCTCTTCCGTTACGGAGATAGACTGCGACTTCTCGGGCGCTAACGCGCCGTATTCGATCAACGCCGCGGGCGCGTGGTACAAGCCGGGCCACACGCGCTTCGCCAGCACGGCGTCAAGCGCCACGCCGTCCATCAACTGCAACGCGGTCGATACCTACGCCATCACCGCGCTCGCCGCCGCCATCACGTCCGCGACGGTCACGGGCACGCCGGAGCCGGGCCAGCTCCTCCATATCGCCATCACCGGCACCGCGACACGCGCCATCGCCCTGGGATCGAGCTTCGAGGCCGGGCCCGCGGCCCTGCCCACGACGACCAGCGGCACGGCGCGGCTCGACTGCCTCTTCAAGTACAATTCCGTGACCTCTAAGTGGAGGTGCATGGCCTCCGGCTAACCTATGGCCCTTGCTTTCGTCCAATCGCAGAAAGGCTCCTCTACCGCCGGCACCGGCAGCTACACCACGTCGGCGTTCGGCTCCTCGGTCACGGTAGGCAACGCGATTTTCGCGTGCGTCTCCTCCGACGGCAACAATGCGGGACAGATCACGGGAGTCGCCGACAGCAAGGGAAACACCTACTCCAAAATATTCGAGCAGGTCGGCGCGTCCCGCTCGTTCTCCATCTGGGCCGCGAAGGTCACGACCGGCGGCACGGGGCTTACGCTCACGCCATCCTACAACGCGGCGTCGTCGAACAACTCGGGAGTGGTGTTCCAGGAGTGGTCGGGATTCACGGGCACGCCGGCGGCGGACCAGTCGAAGGGAGCCAACGGCACCTCGGCGACGCCCGCGACGGGAAACTCGGCCGCGACCACCGTAGCCGCGGAGCTGGTCATCGCCGCGTGCGTCATGAACTCCACGGAGGCCAGCTTCACGGCGGGCACCGGCTATTCCAACGGCGATGCCGCGCTCGTCACCAACGCGAACATAGGCATGCAGAGCAAGGTCGTATCTTCGACCGGCGTGCAGGCCGCGGGCTTCACATGGCCGACTTCGAGAGCGTACGCGTGCGGCTTGGTTACTATTTACGACAACGCGGGCGGAGGGGGCGCTCCTGGCAGCTTCTTCTTCGCCATGCCGAAGTAGGGGCCGGCTCCGTGCCATAATGGCCGCATGATAGGCGGCGGCACATACGGCAGCGCGGCGCTCGGCGGCTTGGCCGCGCTCATAAGGCCCCCTTCCACCGGGAGCGCCCTTCCCCGCCTCGTCTTAGTGACGCGCGCGCCGGGCGCGCTCGCGCTCGCCTCCATTCCCCAGGACCCGCTCGCCCTCGAAACGCGCGTGATACACTCAGTCGTATGAGAAGCCTCTTCGCGCCGACGGAGCCCTCCATAAAGGCGGAGCGCACGCGCCTCGCCGCAGACGCCGCCGCGGGCACCAACGTCACCCTGACGCTCGAGAACGCCGACGGGCTCGCCGCCGACTATTTCATCGCCATAGGGCAGGAAGGCAGCGAGCTCGCGGAGCTGCAGCAGATCAACCAGGCGGTCGCCAGCGACACGAGCGTTCGCGTCGCATCGCTCAAATTCAACCACCAGAAAGGCGAGCCGGTCACGGTCTACCGCTACAACCAGCGCAAGTTCTACGGCTCTACCAGCGCGGATGGCGTTTACGTAGAGCTGACTGCGGACGGCAGCCCCAAGGATATCCAGGTCGACGACCCGCAGGGCACGGTCCTGGAATACACCGGCGACACTGCGACGCATTTCAAGGCCACCTATTACAACTCCGAGACCAACGAGGAGACCGCTCTCGGGGATTCCCAAGCATCCGCGGCGGACGAGAGCGCGCGCTACGCCTCGCTCTGGGCCATCCGAAAGCACGCCGGCCTCGCCGGCAACCCGCTGTACTCCGACTTCCGCTTGGAGATGAAACGCAAGCAGGCGGAGAACGAGATCAACAGCGCCATCGGCTCGCGCTACTCTCTGCCGCTGTCCGAGGTCCCGCCCCTCCTCTCGTATATTTGCGAGCTCCTGGCGGCCGGCTACATCGACTACGAGGAGTTCGGCGCGGACAGCCAGGGCGTTAAGTGGCTCGGCGAGGCGCGCGCGCTGCTCAAGGCGATCCAGGGCGGCACGCAGCTCCTTCTGGGCGCGGACGGGACCGAGCTCGGCCGCGTCGCGGCAGCGGACACGCTGCTCGGCGGCTACCCGGACAGCGAGGACACCGACGAGGCTGCGTTCTCCATGAGCGACCGCTTCTAACGACGTATGGCGAACCTATCTTTAAGCTGGTCTATAGAAGGCGAGCAGCAGCTGTCGCGCGTGCTTCTCGGTCTTAGCGCCGAGCTGAGCGACTTGCGGCAGCCCTTCAACAGCTCTGCGGAATTCCTCAAGAGCACGTTCTCCAAGGACGCCTTCAGCACGCAGGGCCGCGCTATCGGGGAGCGGTGGAAGCGGCTCTCGCCGGCTACGGTGGCAGAAAAGGCGCGCCTCGGATACCTGCAGGGGCCGCTCATCCGCACCGGCCGCATGCAGAACAGTTTCCGCAGCATCGTGCAGAG